TCTGGACCGTGGATCTGAGGCCGACATGAAGCTGAAACTCGACGTCACGCCCGACCTCGCTTCGTTGATGGCCGCCGAGATCAAGGCGGGCGAGCGCGCGGTGACCACGGCAATGCGTGAGGCCGGGACCAGCCTCAAGACCGCCTGGCGCGCGCAGATCAACGGCGCGGGGCTGGGCACGCGGCTGGCGCGCACCATCCGGTCCGAGCAGTATCCGAAGGGACAGCCCAGCCTGAACGCCGCAGCCCTTGTGTGGTCGAAAGCGCCCGACATCGTCCATGCTCATGACACCGGGCCGCTGATCCGCTCACGCAACGGCTTCTGGCTGACGATCCCGACGGCAGCCGCCGGCAAGTCCCGCCGTGGCGGCCGGATCAGCCCGGTCGAGTGGGAGCGCCGCACGGGTCTGCGCCTGCGCTTCGTTTATCGCCGCTCCGGCCCAAGCCTTCTGGTCGCCGAGGGGCGGCTCAACAAGGGTGGCCGTGCGGTTGCCTCGCGCTCGAAGACTGGTCGCGGCCTGACCACCGTGCCGATCTTTCTGCTGGTCCCGCAGGTCAAGCTGCCGAAACGGCTGGATCTCGACCGTGACACCGCGCGGGCGCATGACAGCCTGCCGGGTCTGATCGTAGCGAACTGGGTGGACGAGCGGTTTGGGTGACGGTTGGGTGCGTCAATGCACATTGGTCAACCCTTCAGAGCGGCGAATCCGATCTGCCTTGCTTTTAAACCGGTGGTCCAAAAGGTAACCTGCCTTGAGGATTGACGTTGAAACGCGCCGTGAAAACCCATGCCGACGACCGCAAGATTGCAACAGGACAACGCCTTTCTGCTGAAAGCCCAGCAGCAGTTTCGGCGGGCAGCAGATGTGGTGACGGAGGCATGGTCGACTTTCCCTGAGGTGATGACGATCGCGGTCATCGGGTCGGTTGCCAGGCCCCTGTGGAAGGAAGTCCCGCGTTTTGCGCCATACCGGCGTCGTGGCATACCGCTCTGGCATGAATGCAAGGATCTGGACCTGGCTCTATGGCTCGATGATTTGACCAATCTTGGCGCGTTGCGGCGCGCAAAGGCAGCGGCGCTCCGAAGGGAGCATGAACAGCAGCCGGACTTTGGCGTTGCGGATCATCAGATCGACATCTTCCTGTTCGAGCCGGGAACAGATGCCTATCTTGGACGCCTCTGCAACTTCAACCGCTGCCCAAAAGGGCGGCCGGAATGCACAGTCCCGGGCTGTGGAACTGTGCCGTTCATGCGCCGGTTTGCGGATTTCTCGGTGTGGTCCGATATCCTCTCGGATGCGGACAACGCGACGCTATACACGCGAGATGGCGGCATCCAGCGTTCGGCCTTGACCCTGGCCGAACCTCTCGACGGTCCGTAATCGTCGCAACTCGCTACCGGCCAAGCTGCGATCTGCATGCCCATCCGCTTTCAGCAACCAAACCCGAGAAGCCCTTCATGCCCTCGACCCGCGAGACGATCCTTGCTGCGCTGACGGCGCAGCTGACCGCGCAGGCCGGGGCGGAGGTCCGGCGCAACGCGACGCTGCCCGAGCGGGTGCCGGCCGAAGGGCTGGTGGTCGTGCGCGACGGCAACCCGGGCGAACCGGACGTGACGCTGAGCCCGTGGCGGGCCTATTACCGGCACCGCGTGGAAATCGAGGCGTTCATGCCGCCGGGGGCGGCGGAAGTGGCGCTCGATGCGCTCATCACCCGCATCGGGGCCGCGCTGGCGCATGATGACAGCCTTGGCGGGCGGGTCGAGCTGATGACGGCCACAGCTCCGGAACTGCAGCCCGTTCCGGTGGAGGGCGGCGCGCCGTTTCTCGCCGCGGCGCTGGCGGTGACGCTGGAATACCAGGTCAGCGACCCGCTGAGCGGGTGAGCGCGCCCAACGGGCGCATTTTTCGAACATCACAGGAGGACCAGCATGGGCAAGCAACGCGCCTATGGCGCCGATGCCACACTCAGGGCGGTGCGCGAGACGCATTATGGCGGGGCCACCACCGGCCCGGTGCGCGCGCTCGATTTCAAGACGGCAGATCTGTCGGCGAGCATCCCGCTTGGCGACGACCCGCTTCTGGGGCGCGGGCGCAACGCGCAGGACCCCTATCGCGGGCTGGTCACCGATGAGGGCCAGCTGGAGATCCCGTTCGATCTGCAGGGCACCGGCTGGTGGATGACGGCGCTGTTCGGCGATCCGCAGACCACGCCACAGGCGGCAACGGGGCGGATCACCTTTGCGGACAATCCCGCGCCGGGCGACACGCTCACGCTGAACGGGATCACCTGGACCCTTGTTGCGGGCGTGGCTGCCGGCGACGAGACGGAAATCGGCGCCACGCTGGCCGATACGCTCGCCGCGCTTGCCGCGGATCTCAACGCCACCACCGATCCCTCCATTGCGGTCGCGAGCTACACGGTCGAGGACGACACGGCGCTGGTGATCACCCATGATACCACCGGCCCGGACGGCAACGCCTTTACGCTGGACGCCTCAGTTGCACAGCGCGCCTCCCCAACGCTAACCGGCGGCGGCTACCGCCATGTCTGGCGCAGCGGGGCCGACAGCATCCCGTCCTTCCTGATCGAGATCGGGCACCCGAAGCTTACGAACCCGGTCTTTTTTCGCCATGCGGGCGCGGTGCTGGAGGAGCTGTCGTTTCAGATGGGCCAGGAAGGGCCGGCCAATGCCACCGTCTCGGTCGTGGCGCAGGGCGAAGAGACCGCGAGTGCGACGCTGGACGCAAACCCTGCCGCCTTTGCGCTGCGCCGCTTCAGCCAGGGGCGCGGGCGCATCGCGCGGGCAGGATCACCGCTGGCGGGGGTCACGGCCGGATCGCTGACCTTCTCCAACGGCATCGAGCGGGTGCGGTCGATCCGCGAGGATGGCCGCATCGATGGCGCCGATCCGACCCTTGCTACCTGCGAGGGATCGCTGACCGTGCGCTTCGATGGCGAGACGCTGATGGCTGAAGCCGCCAGCGGCGATCCGGTCGCGCTGGTCTACGGCTTTGCGATGGCCGAGGGCTATGCGCTCAGCTTCACCCTGCCGCGGGTCTACCTGCCCAAGCCGAAGTATTCGATCACCGGCCCCGCCGGGGTCGAGGCGAGTTTCGACTGGCGCGCCGCCGCCGATGCGACCGGCGTGATGCTCGAGGTCGCGCTTCTCAACGATATCCCAACCCATGGAGACCCTTGATGATCCGTCTCGACCTGTCCGCGTCGCCCGACTGGCTCGATCTCGGCCACGGTGTGCAGCTGCGCGTGGCCCCCATAACCACCTCACTGATGAACCGGGCCCGCGAGGAGCCGATCCTCGCGGAGCTGCCGGAAGAGGCCAGCGCGAACCGGCGCGGCATAGCCCTCGCAAAGGCGCTGGCGCGGGTGGCCGTGGATGACTGGGCCGGCGTGCATGACGCCGAAGACGCGCCGGCCGAACTCACCCCCGAAGGGCTCGACGCGCTGCTGGAGATCGTGCCGATCTTCGAGGCGTTCCAGCTGCGCTACGTGGCGCCGGGCCTGCATCTGGAGCAGGAAAAAAACGCCTCAGCGCCCTCGCCGAGTGGCACTTCGGCGGGGGCGCGCAATACTGCAACAACTGCCCGCAAATCTGCGAAGCCTGCCCGGCGCGGCAAAACGCGCCGCTGACGCGCGAGGGCATACTGGCCTGGGATGTCGCGCAGGCGGCCACAGGCCAGCTGCGCGTCGCGGAGGGCGCGGTGCTCGGCTGGGACATGGGCGCGGTGCTGGCCATGGCCGCAGCTGCCGGGCTCGACCCACGTGCGGCTGTCGAGCTGCTGCCGGTGATCGAGGCGGCGATGGTGCGCGCGGTCAACGCGCAGATCCGGGCGCAGGGCCCGCAATAGGCGTTTACGCCGTCCAACATCAAAAGATCGGGGGCCAGCAGCATGACCAGCGCGTCCAAACAGGTCACGGTTCGGCTGGCGGCCGAGGGCGGCCGGCAGGTCCGCGCCGAGCTCAAGGGCATTGGCGACGACGGCGCCACCGCCTTCCAGCGGCTGAGCTCGGAAATGGAAGCCGCCAATGCGCGCGCCGACCGGTTCTTCCGCCGGCTGCGGATCGCGGCGGCGGCCGGTGCTGCGGCCGTGGGGGCTGCGGCCACGGCGATGATCCGCAGCGGGCTGCAGATCGTCGACAGTCAGGCCAAGCTGGCGCAGTCGCTGGGCACCACTGTCGCCTCGATCCAGACGCTGGAGCGCGCGGGCGAGCTGGCGGGCGTGTCGATGTCGGGCATCGAGCAGGCCACCAAGGATCTGACGCGCCGTCTCAGCCAGGCCGCGGCCGGGACCGGCCCCGCCGCCGACGCGCTGGAC